CCCAAAATTAACTGGTAAGCAAATACGGTGTCATCTTCGCTATCACCCTCAATTTCGGCATCAAATTTTGAAAACCCAAGCCCAAGGCCAATGAATGGTGTGACTGCAGAATTGGTGTCTATATCTTTGTAAATATTGGCCATCAAAGACATGCTCTCGACTTCTCCATTTATTGGAAGACTAGAAGGCACACAATTACTGCAAGAAATCTCGTCCATATCATTTTTACGATATGAAAACTCTCCTTCATAGCGGAGAATGTCTGTTTCTGACCCAGCGGCAAGAGAAAAGCCGATCCCCGAATCAAAAGAGATCTCTACTCCAACAAGACCTGCGGCTGCTAGGTCAGGATCATTTACATCGGCATCTGCAACAGAGACAAAACTAAGGTTGCCAGCAAAATAAGAACCAGCGAAACAGTTACTTACTACACCTAATGAAAGAACACTCACCAACATGACGATTAAAAAAATTTTCATACCTACTTCTCCAATTGTAAAATTATGAGACGAAAATCCTCCTAACTTTCTATAGAAACAACTCTAACTTACAAATGACCAAAAAACAGTAACATTTAACAAATAAGTGGAAACCCTACCTTTAGTTGTAAAAGGAAATTAGAATTGTAAAGATGCAACATTTAAGATAACCGCCAAACATCATAACCCTGCCCAGATTTAAGATGTTTACTGATTACCTTCAGCTTAACCATCATCTCAACCCCCGCAAAATCACCAACTCAGAATAATCAGCTCCTGCCGTTTCACTCCTTTACTGCCACCACCGACCGTGTAGGTGATCGGCACCTCCTTGGTTGTAAATCCTGCAAAAACCTCCCTGATGTCCGGGTGGTCGTTGATGCTTAGGATCGCCTTACCTTTAATGCCTCGCATTAGCTTGGCCATCTCTTGGTATTGCTCCAGGCCGAAGTCCACGCCGTAGCCTTCTGTCTGCCAGTAAGGCGGATCGAAGTAAAACAGGGTCTTCTTACGGTCGTATTTCTCTATGCACTTTTGCCAGGAAAGATGCTCGATGAGGGTGCGGGACAATCTCAAATGCGCGTCGCTCAGCTCTTCCTCGATGCGGGTAAGATTCAGCCTGGGTGGAGAGGTGGTTGCGGTGCCGAAAGTCCGCCCGCTTACCTTGCCGCCGAAGGACAGCTTCTGCAGATAAAAAAAACGTGCGGCCCGCTGGATATCGGTCAGGGTCTCAGGGTTGGAAGATTGGAGCCACTTGTAGATCTGCCTGCTGACCAGGGACCACTTGAAATGCCGGACAAACTCCTCAAGATGATGCTGCACTACCCGGTAAAGGTTGATCAGATCACCGTTGATGTCGTTGATCACCTCAACCTTACTCTGGTCTTTCAGGAAGTACAACGCCGCTGCCCCGCAGAACGGTTCGCAGTAACAGGTGTGTTTGGGGAAGAGTGGCAGAAGATGCTTGGCGAGACGGCGCTTGCCGCCGATCCATGGGATGATTGGTTTAGACATAGTGGAACCCCTTGCAGTTAATTGCATTTATGCTAGGATTCTCCCGCCGTGTCGACGCGGTAGGGGGAGCCCTAGGCCTGGTTCACAGTGTCTAAAGCACTGAAGCTGGGTGGCCGGGTGGTGTTTGCGCACAGCCCGGCCGCTCCCTTTTTTCTATTGCGGCTCGACCGACTCCCAGGTCACTGCGGCGATATCCTCCTCAATGGTCGGGCTGGCCGGGTCGAGGTTTAAAACGTAATGTTTCTTATCATTATATATAGTGCGATTACCCTCAATCATCTGCTTGACCGGTACCGTAACGGCCAGGGTTTGGGCTGCGGTATGCGCCACCCTGGTGCTGGTGGTCTCGCCCTCCGGAACACAGGTAATCTTCTGGGTCCAATCAAGATCAGCGGAGTTGGTCATTGCATCCAGGTGGTGACCGAGCAGGTTAAGTTGACCATCTGTCCTGTCAGTCGCATAAAGATGGTTGGAGTCCGTCGCATTTGACGTATACCCCACCTCACAGGCCACCCCGCACGCAATGCTCAGTTTGGCGACCTTTGCGGCCTTTAGCCGATTAATATCCGGCACCCATTTTCCATCAACCAATTCGTGGCTTGACGACGGGGCCGGTGGCGAAGCCACCAAGGCATCTTTTTCCCATCTGCGGGTATTCTGGTTGACCAACCAATCCTGATACTGATCTTTGGTGATCTCCACCGCTGTTTTAGGGATGGTCTTGGCATCATGAATGTCAGAATCGTAAAATCCTTTAACAAACCCCGAATTATCTATATCTGCATGTTTCGTCATAATTTAATACCCCAACGCAAAAAATTTCACTGTAATGAGACCGCCCGCTGATTCTTTGAATAAAAATTGTGTAAGAGTAGGTCCAACAGAATTATCAACTATGATATTACTAGTTGCTAAGGCGCCATAATGGATCCCTGATACATGTAAAACTGCCGAGGGAAACGCTATGGGAAATGCTTCTGTCACTCCACTTAATACATGGCCCCACTGAATAATTAATCCGCCAGGCAGGGTAATATATCCTGAGTCAGTAAGAAGTTTTGGGAACGATGCCAATCCAGCCGAGGTCACTGCCCGTTCGTTATCGAGACCAGCAGCAATCTCGGCCGCGTTTGCCAACTCAACCAACCCTGTGTCATCCTCCGACGCAGCCTGTCCTTTAACAACTACGTCATTAGCCGCGACCCCGGCCGCCGCTTTGAACAACTGCGATGCATTACCGCTGATATTGGCAAAATTGGCCAACAAAGCATCAATAATCTGGCCGTAGTCCGCCTTGGCCTGATCAGGCGTTACGCCAAAGGCGACCAGTATCGCAATCATCTCCTCCTGCATCATATTGCACCAATCCATTCCCGGCACGGTGGCCGGTGTACCGCCAACCGGATCGCCTTTGGTGAAATATCCTGGGTCGCCCGCCGCCTCAGATGCTGGTTTGACGGCCACGGCCGTCGATGTGTCCACTCTATGCATGATTATCCTCCGTATCCGAACAGAACATTCCTGTGCGAGTGACAAATCTCCCGAATAGTGCATTCGAGAAGTTCATTGCCCCATACCCGTAGCGGCTCTTCGCACGGGCTCTCGCACGTAAACTCAATTATTGTTTCCTCCGGCGCATTCACCCGCCAGGCGAAGCGCCAGTCCTCATCATAAATAGGCTGGTCGCAGTCGCTTTCGCAGGTAAACGGCTCGAACTCGTCAATCGTTATCTCGTAACCAAGGGCTGCAGCCAGGGCAATAAAATAGGGTCGGCTCTGGCCGCCAACACTGATCAACTTCTGCACCACGGCATTACGCCTCTGCTGCAACGTGGCCAGCGACCCGGCGCATACATCCGGCAATCCGGCCCTATTCTCCCAATCGGGCAGCATCTCAAAAGCGGTGCGCGGATTCGCCTCGGCAAGCAGATCATCTGCCCGCTGGTCAACCCTGGCAAATTCCTCGGCCTGCGCAGCCCAAAAATCATCGGCAACGCTACCCTCCCGCCGCAACGAGTCCCAGAGTCTCCCTGGCGGCAATAATGCCTTAAACTGCTGCTTATATTCCGCTGCTGTTTTACCCATGGCTTACAAACTCTGGAAGGTTATTACGCCAAGCGCGCCTATCTCTCCGGCGCTAAAGGTCGGATTAACAGCAGGCCCGACCAGCTCGTGATCAGTCTCTCCGTCGGCCAGGCTGATGGCCTCATTGATATGGCTGATCTTCATGGCGCCACTGCCAGCTCCATCCTCGACCTGGGCCTCACGCAGGAACAGATCATCAAGCTCGGTAGTTACGGCCGCCCGCACCTTGCTGGTATTCGGCTCAAGCAAGATGGTCATATCCACCACCACAGCCACAGGCGCCAGCACATACATCCCCTTCATCCCTGCCGGCCGCACCTCACTGATATAGTCGAACACCGTCTGGACCTCGGCCTCATCCGGGATAAACTCGTCATCGCCATCACGAACAAAAAATACTCCAACGGTGCCGACTCCGAGCCAGTTATCAAAAACCCACGCCCTGGTCACCCCGGCCACCTCAAGCGCCCAGGTCTTGTAATCCGAGTTACGGCCCCCCTGGGGAGGCTCCTGCACCCTGGCCTCCAACCTGGCCCGCCAGTCTTCAAGGTCCTCGATATCAGCGCCGCCGGTCAGTCCGCCCGCATCAACCGTGGTCTTGCCCTGCACTCCGGAGAGAGTCTCCACAAACGTCAAGGCCACACCCGGATCAGCATTACCGGCCTGGCCGGCATCCGCACAAGTTACAGCCACCAATGCCGTCCCGCCGGCAATCTCCACCTCGGCGTCTACTGAATACTCAACACCATCGCCGCGCTGCAGCACCTTCCCGGCCAAGATCACCGAACCATCATTGCCCACTACATCCACCGAACCAACAGCAGCCTCCGGGTCCTTACGCGGTATTTTCCACCAGCCGGCATGCAGGTACAGGTGTTCTTCATCCGCAGTGGCCGGGTGCAGCTGATCGGCTAAATAGTCAAGATGGCCATGCAGCCCATGCGCCACCCCTGCCTCCGCCCTGGCCTGCGCTCCGGACATCGATCTGCGCAAGTGCGGATCAACGCCAGCCAGCCGCCCCTCAACGTCACCCTGAATACGCTTGATGAGCGCCGGCAGTGTCGGTCTTTCAAATGACATTTAACCCTCCAATGGATAGTTGATTACAGCCTTAAACCGCGATCCGTCGACAAGGAGCATATCGAGCGGCAGTACGAGTATGCCCGGCCCGGCCCATGCAGCCGGCACGGATACCGTTTTCGCAATACCGTCTTCAGGCGCCCAGGCCAGCGCCTCCTCTGCATACATCCGAGCCCGCTGCAACACGTCCGGCAATTGCTTCTCGCGGGAGAGCAGCCACAGCCGCGAACCCATCAAGTCGCCGGGGATATCCGGGTACTGGTCTTGCCAGCTTCCCCGCCTGTCACCCGTACCGTCCGGGACCACGTCATCATCATTGGCCCGCCGGTCGGTGAACCAACTCACCAGCACCGCAGTCAGCAAACCGTCATCCGTGGCCAGGTCGCCATTGCGGATGGCCATGTCAAAGGTCAGTTCCTTGCCGTTATAAATAATCGAAATATCCATGGTCTATTCCATGATCTGGTTCGGCGGGTCTGTAGGCCCGCCGTTGTCGTTTTCAGCATGGTTGTGACCGTTGTACACCTGCCGCATATCAGCCATGGAGACTCCGCCACTGTCGCAGTTGTCCTTGATCGGTCCGGTACATTCAAGCAGAGGAGTCTCGAAGCGCACCTTGGTTGAGGCTGCCACCGTAACCAGAGGGGCGGTGAGTGTGCAACTTTCGCTGGCGTTGACTGCGCACCGCTTGGTGTTGATGATGGCATCCTCGGCCGCATCGACCGTCAAGGTATTGCAACCATATATATGGATATGCTTGTCCCGCAGCAGGGCAATGACCTGGCCCTGGTCGTCATAGATGGCATTCTCGCCGCGCTTGAATCCGGTCGGTCTGTATTTCCGATGCCAGGCGGCCAGGGCCACGGTATGAGCCCGGTCACCACCCAGCGATGCGCATAGCGCCTCAAACCCCTCGGGCGGATTGGCGGTGCGGCCGTAACCTTCAAGATGTTCGATGTTGTCCAGCACCTCGCCCTTGAGCAGCTCAAGCTGCATGGTCTGCAGCAAGGTGGATGGATCAACCATCCGGCCCACGGCCCGAGAGAGCATCAGCTTCAGCCGCCGCCGAATCGGCCCGGTCAATCTACGGTACATGGACTCGCTCACCACCCGTCCTCTTCTTCAGCAGCAGGCAAGGGGACCAGATCATAGGCCTCCTTCGGCATCACGGTCAGCCTGGTCCGCTTGCCGCCCTCATCAATCACAAACTCCACCGTGCCGATCATCAGCCACTCGCCCTTGCCGTCCTTGCCGGTGAAGCCCATCCATTCGTCCCGGACCAGGACATTGGTGTTCTTTCGCCACAACCCGTCCTTATGGCGCCAGCCGCTCACCGTATAGGTGGCCTGGCGGGAGCGGCCATACTGAACATTACGCTGCCATTCGGCCCGGCGCTTGGCCATACCAAGGTTATCCATTGCGCCCTCGGCGATGATGGTGGTGGGTCGGTAGCGGACCTTCATATCCTCCGCATACCCGGTGATATGGGCTACTAATTCGGCATTATCCTCACCTGAAAAAGATCCCTGACCATAAATATAATAATGGCTGAAGCGATCACGCTCCGAAAACTCGCCCTCAGCCTTCTCGATATTTTCGCCCAGCACCAGGGCCGTAGCCACCCGCTCCGTGCTCGCCCTGGTGATCACCAGATTGCCGTCCGGGTCGTCTGCCAGCCGCACCCCCGCAGCCCGTGCATAAACTTCCAAAAACTCAAAAGGTGTTTGTTCAGGGGCCAAATTACCCCTTTTTATCGGGGCCAGGCCACTCACTTCCGAGCGCGCCTTTATGTTGAAGCGGCCAGCAATGGTGGTGGTCAGTTGCAACAAGGTCTGACTATTTTGTTGACCAGAACCGGCATCGGTTGGCGGCAACGAACAATCAACCAGATCCGCAACCTTTGACCTTCCGGAGATGGTCAGCGACCTGCTCTTGCTGTCGTACTTTGGCTTGCGCCGATCCACATGACCGGTGATGAGCAGTTCGCCGTCGATCCGTACCCGGCAGGAGCTGCCCAACTTGATCTTCCTGGCGTCACCCGCCTGGGTATCGGTCAGGGTCAGGTCAAAGGAACTAGCAAAAAAGTCCAGCGAGCTCCGCACACTTACCCCTTTCCAGCCGGTATAGATCTTACCGTTGACCAGCAGCTCTATCTCATCATTCATGTGGCCATTACCTCCAGTTCCTCGCCGCCGACCACAAAGCCCGGATGGCGGAGCTTGTTGCGATTAGTTATCTCATCCGCCCTGGTCGCATCACCGTAGATCCGGTGCGCCACCACCAGGGCCGGCAGAGTAGCGGGCGGTGTATAGGCGGTCAGGTCAGGCAGCCGCGCTCCCCTGGTGCGCAG